GCAAAACCTGTTCTGTAATCAAATATCGTACTGTTCCCAAGACCGACCTCCCCCTGTTCCATTTCAGCCAGTTCCATGCTGAGGACCGGTATTTCCCTTTTTAACTTTCTATAATTGTCCAGGAGCTTCCTGGTGATCTTGATCTCGCACATTGGTATCCTCCCCTTTCGATGCTTTTAGCCGGGAACGTGTATGCTCCCGGCTTTCTCTGCATTTCTTTTATTTATCCGCGATCACGGCATCCGCTCCCTGGACTGTAACCCAGCCATTTTTGTAGTGAGCTTCTGCCTCCTTCATCTTAATCAGCTCGTCCGTGATGGATGCACTGAGTTCTTTATTAGCCTCTGCCTGTGCTTTTGCCTTGGTTTTTGTGTTTTCTGCTTCAGCTGCTGCTTTTTCATTTTTGTTCTCCTTTTCTTTGATAGCTTCTTTTACTTTGTTATATGTTTCATCTTCAATCTCGAATTTCTTCTGCTGCCGCCTGATCGACAGGATCACTCTGCTTCCAATCCAGACCAGCACCAGGGCTGCGATTCCGAACGCCATACCGGAACCAAGAAATATTACCCACATTGTTCTCACCTCCTCTGTGGCCATTCTTTTCCCGTTTTCTTATCTCTCAGGCCCATGATTTCCAGTCCATGGAGCCCCGCCACAGCATTTAGAGCACAGCTGACATTATAGATGTATGTCGGCATGTGGCCTACTGCTCGGACTGCTTTGCCAGCTGTCGGATCTGGATAACCTTCGTTGTTCTTATAGCTCATTTCACACCTTCTTTCTTCTAAATATGGCACAAGAATAAATGTACTTATTTTCCATCCTGATCTACCACCTTATACAGGTTCATTCTCTTTCTCACTGTTTTCCCTTATCTCTACCGGATCCAGATAGTTCCGGCCGAATATCTCCATAAATTCTTTGTGGCTGTGCTGCTTTTCAAATTCCCTCTGTGCGGTCCGCTGTAATTCGTGACGGATCCGGGCGTTGTTGTGTACAGCTTCTGAGCCGTAGATGTGATGAGCATGACACAGGTATACTTTCAGACCATATTCTTCGGAATTTTTTCCGGTTTGGTCCTCCAAATACATGATGCTCATCAAGGATCCTGTGTTCATTCCAGTTATCGTGAAGTGTGACACAGAGGTAACATGTCCTGCTGTTCTTATCATGCAGGATGCTGGCCGGATGTCTCATTCTCTTTTTCTTCTCTTTTGTTTTTGGGAATAACATATCTGCTCCTTTTATACTACATATTTTTTGTGTGCCTGTTCCAGTTCATCTTCTGAAAGATCAAGGTATATCTCTTTTGTGTAATCCATAGTCCCCTTTGTGTCCGAATCGGGCGCTTTATTCATCTTTTTTCTCCTTATCTTTCATAATCAAACATAGATATTTGAGAATTCGGAATATAATTCATCCATATTGTTTCTTTTCGTGGAGATCCGCCTTCTGCACAACTCATAAAAGTCCGTTTTTTCCATTTCGAGAGATAATCTTCATACATATCCGATTCATACCCCGATATCATGATTTTCGATTTGCTTTTTAAAATTGTTTTCAAAAGAGCTTCGTGATCGATATCTTCCATTTCGTGCTTATATTGTTTTGAATTTCTTGTTTTTAACACATATGGCGGATCTAAATACATAAAAACATTTTCGCAATTGAAACGTTCTATAAGATCTATGGCAGGTCTGCATTCTATTTGTACTGTTCTTAATCTTTCTGCTACAACTTCTATATTTTCCGGTAAACGATACCATTTTTTCAGAGCATATGCTCGTTCTCTTCCCTGCACGTCATTTTTCCATCCAGTTTTATTTCCGTTTGTTCTATATCCATACCCTTGCCAACAGCGAATCAAAACTCTCCTTGCTTTTTCGCATTTTCCAAAATATTTATCTGTATTTGCATAAGTATAATCGTACTCTTTTCTGCTGTACGGCGTAGTTGTTACTAAACGCGAAAGTTCATCAGGATTTTCCCTGATGCATTGAAATAGATTTATTACATCATCATCAAGATCATTTATTGTTTCGATGTTCGATGGATTTTTATTAAAAAACACTGCTCCACTTCCAAAATAAGGTTCTACGTAACTATGATGTTCCGGTATTAAATTAACAATCGCAGAGGCAATATTCCATTTACTTCCAGGATATTTCAGAACACATTCCACTTTCTTCTCCTTTCCCCTGCCGCATTTCTGACAGGCTCATGCGGCAGGTTATATATGTTAATCGGATTTTCGAAAATACCCTTATTTCTGTAATTCCTTCAAGAATTCAACTAACTCTGATTCTGAATTTGGAAATTTGTTGTATCGTGTATGATATGTCCATTTTGGTACTCCATTCTTGCGCTCTGGCTCCGGGCCTCCAACAAGGTGCATATAATAAGTTTCTGATCTTGGCACCCACCAGCTGTTTCGGTCGACTGGATCCGGTGCATATTCTTCAGCGATCAGACGGGCACCGTTTTCGAAATCGTACTTGTAGTACTTAACACCGATGTTTTTATCTTCGTACCACACTCCCCAGGCCTTGTAGTTTCTCAGCCATTCTTTTCTCTGATCATTATTCTTCATAGTCGGTAATGCGGTGGTTTCACCGGTATGGTCTGCGATTTTGTCAGGCTCAACAAAATCGTGCTGCTTTTCGTCCGGTGTTTCCTCTGCCTGCTGGCAGCGTCCTTCCAACCAGCCGCACCGGCTGTTACAATCATTCGGGCACTGAGCACAACATTTGTATTCCGTATCACAATAGGCTGCTGCACCGCATTTTCCCGAACCGCTCTTTCCAGTGATACATTTTGCCGGCCCCGGCATTTTGTTATCTTTCTTCTCCGGTGCGTCTATAGACACTATCTTGACCGGTTTCCGTTTCTTCCCGAACCGTTTTATCAGCTCGTGGGCCAGCTCATTCCAGGTGAAAGCGCATTCCATGTAACTTCCAGGATTGAACATGATCCCGGTTGAATTTGCCTGATAATTAAAATTGCCATTCCTGATCCGGACATCCTGATACCGAGCTTCCAGCAAATAAGTTGTTGCATTTATCTCACACGTAAGAACACGTTCTTTATCTCCTCTGTTCAGGGCTTCGAAAAAGCGTTCTATCTGCAGTTCCGGTGTGATTGGGATCTCCTTCTCCGGCGGCCGGTTCTGTCCGGTTGCTGTTTCAATCGTCATTTTTCCTGGCATGTATTCTGGATGCTGTTCAATACTGTCCTGGCCGGGGATCTGATCATCTATCTGTTGCGCCGGCGCAATAACTTCTACTTCCGGAGGTTTCCTGATTGCACGAATTTCCTTTGCACTCATTTCCGGATCAGCTTCTTCCATCTGTTCATCTGTCAGATACAACATTTCCTGCAGCTGGCTTTTGTTAAAATCCTTGTATTTATCATCCAGGATAGGGCTGTTTCCATCTTTGGAAAACTTGTCATTCATTGCCATCCAGCGACTGGCTGCTGACTTTTTGATTCCATACTGATCTTCCGCAAACTCCCAGATACTGTTATATCCACCATCCCGGAATAATTCCCGGTCCCGGATATACTTCATGTAATATCCGGCAGCAATAAAGCTTCTGGACATGGTTTTGATATTCGCTGAAAGAAGTTTCTTTACATCATTCAGTGGCATGTCCATTTCGTACCATTTACTTTCTACTACATCCATGATTTCTCCTTATTCCTCTACGTCACTTTCATTTGGCATCTGGAAAACAGCTTTCTTCAGGATCCCGGCTCGGACAGACAGTAGTTGATCTCTTGTCATATTTTTAAATTCGTTTTCCTGTAAAGCAAGTGTGTATTCTACGACTTTTTCATCTGCATACGCTTCCTGGATCATATCCAGCACTTTAAAAGCTTTTTGGGCACTTGAGTATTCGCCTAATACAACTCTTATCTTTCCTGCACGAAATGTAACCGTTCCGTCCCCTTCAGCGGATACTACACCATTTTCAATATTTACAATGTGCATTTTGTTTTTACTTCTGATTAACATTTTTCTTCTCCTCTACTGCAACCATCATAGTCTTCTAATGTACCTAAAAGGCTGGTTGCTTTCCTGCAGCGATAACAATCATCTCGTAATTTTGCTCTGTGTCTGCAATCTTTGCATAAGATGATCTTGCGATACTTCTTCATGATTTGATACCTTGAGCTCTGATCAAACGCATTGATCTTCTCATATTTTTCACGGATCTTGTCTGTGTACTGCTGTAATTTACAACGGCAGCAGTGCTGATCCATTTCTTCCTGTGTTACAGCACCTCTGTGGCAGCAGAGCTCATCACAGACATAAGCCTTTAAGACTTCAAGAATACCGTCTATTCCTTCTTCTCCTGGCTTCATCTGCTCTCTGCATCCATTCAGGTTTCCCTTCGACTGGCTCACTGTCAAACCATATTCCTCCATTCTCATCCTGGTAATACGTAAACCGGATACCGGATTTAATAATCGTACCAACACATTTCATGTTGGTTGTGTTCTGGCCAGGTCTAAGGCTCCAAGCCTTACCCCATACTTCTTTTACATCCACGCTCTTCATCACCTCCTGGTCCCTGTTTCAATAAACGCCTTTCGTAATCAGCAAAGTCATAGTCCCGCTGGTGGAAATTGTTAAACCGGTTCTTAGATGTCCCTTTCTTCTTTTGCTTTTTCACCGGATAAAAGCCTTTCCAGCCATTCATAATAGATTTCTTGACCATGGCGATCCTTTCCTCCGGATCACTGGATAAAGAAAGGACTTCCTCTGCCAACAGTTGAATCTGCTCTTCTGTCAGCTGATCACCTTTATTCTGTCTTGATTTCAAAAACAGCAGGAAAATATCATTCAAAGAGGGGTCTTCAAAGTATGTACCCGGCGGAGCCGTATATATATACTTTTCTTTCTTTTCCTTTCCTTTTGTGTCATTTTTCCTGGAATTATCATCTTTTTTCCTGGAATTATCGGGATTATTCTCGGAATTATTTAAAGAAGGGTGCACTTTAATAAAGGTCTCTGTTTCCTCCTCTGGAAGTAGCCAAAACCTTTCTACAGTGATCGGAGTTTTCAGCGCCCTGGCTTTTACCATTGCCTGATATCTCCTCTGTATTCCGGCAGAGGTCAAGACCTTGTCCGACTGAAAAAGTGTGTTATCAAACAGTGACCGTTCCAATAAGAAGTTCAAGACCTGCTTCACCTTGTTGCTTTCCATGTTCAGATCATCTGAAACAATGTACTCAAAATCTTCATCAATCTTTAAATAATATCCAATCTTGTATATCTCACACAGGAGATACAAGTATAAGGTAATCCCATCTGCTCCATACCGGGCTTTCAGGATCTTTACCTTTCTATCTGAGAAAAAATCCACATCCAGGCGAAAAAAGAGGTTTCCTTCCTGCCTTCGCCTTGCCATATGATTGTTCCTCCAGTTCTTCTATAGAGATTGCATCGATACTGATTATTTCGCTTGTTTTTCTTTTTGTTTCTCTATATAATAAGAACGTAATATTCGTGTATTACTACGTCCATCGGATCCCGCCGGAGCTGCACTCCC